GGAACTGACTGACATGATGGTAGTGGCCGAGGTACGCATCCTGAAAAGGCTCCGTCACGCCGGATGACCAAGCTGTCGTTTTCCGGATGATGCCGAACGCGGGAGTGTTGCCGCCGAAGGATTTGATCTGGTCGCCGTGAACCAGCATCGCGCGATACGCGCCTGCCTCGACGATCTCATACCACGACGACGGCTCATGCCAGACGAGGCGATCCTGCCGCAGCTTGTCGCGGACGATGCGACAGAGAATCCTATCCCAATTATCCGGAACGCCATCGGTCTTCTTTCCGATTCTTCCGTGATTTCCTGCGACCTCGTACACGCGGACACTGGCGTATTCTTCGAGGAGGCGGAGCAGCACGGCTTCGATCAGGTTCGCCGCCTCGAAGATCATGCCGAATAGTGTGGAGTCGACCTCGAATGGTTGGCCGGGGAAGGTCTGGATGTTCTCGATCATGTCGCCGCCCAGCATCACGATGATCTCATCGACAGGATGCGCGGCACGTTGGATCTCCGTCAGGCGGATCGTCTTGTCGACGACGCGCATCACGCGCTCCTTGCAAATCTGTGTAGAGTACGAAGCCGTTTCTTTCCCCAGCTGCCAATCCGTCAAGTGCAGCAACGCCGTCTCCGACCGGGGACGCTTGTCCTTCTTAGGGGACGGGACAGGGTCGGGGTATCCGGCGATCAGAGCAGCGTCATGCGCGGCCCGTTCGACGGCCTCGACGAGATCCGCATTCTTGGCCTTCGCGTTGGAGAGTTGTCGCTGCAGGCGTTGGCACGTCTTGGCGAGATCCTCATCCTTCTCGGCCTGTTCGACTTCTTTGCGGATACTCACGAGTTGCAGCTTTTGCGATGCCGGCGGATCTGCTTGCCTTCGGCATGGATGGGGTAGCCGCGTTCGCCGAGGACGCGCGCGATGGCTGTCGCGTTGATCGTCGAGTCGGCTAGGCACTCGGCTAGCTCGGCGGCGTCCGCTTCGTTCATGTCGCGGAGTGTGAAGCAGACCATGCACTCGACGCCTCGCGGCCGATTCTCTTTCATGATTTCTTCGCGAATACTCATACACCCTCCTAGGTCATAAGTAATCGTACGCCATTGGCGCGCGGAGTCCTGCCTACGTGATGCGGATCAGGATCTGCGGCGGCTTCGCATTCCGCGTCCGCGTCCACAATCCGGAGCCGTCGGCTTGCGACCCGTAGTCCCCTGAAGAGGTGTTGCCTTCCACGGATCGGCACGCGCCAGTCGCGAGATTCGGTCGAGCAATGAGCAGACCGATGTGATCCTGCTGACGGTCATCATCGAACTGAAACGTGATCGCGTCACCCGTCCGGCTCGAACGCCAACCGATGATGTTCATGCCGTAACGCTTCGCCTCAGCCGCGGCTACCCAATCGGGCACGTACGCTTCGTTCATGCCTTTGCAGAACGCGGCCCAGCTCTTCCAACCGGCGCAACGGTAAGCCCAGCTAGTAGTGGCGGCGCACCACGGCCACGCGCCCGGCGAGAGTTGCGTGCCGAGCTTCTGGATCTCCTCAACGTACGGGCCACGATTATTGCCCCACACCTCGAGCGGCCCTTCGATGATGCGCATGGCCCACGCTGCACGCTCACCCAGCTGGCCGGGCAGGTGCTTGCCAATCACGAGGATCGTCTTCGGTGTGAGGTCGCCGGTCTGCTTGATGCGGTTCTTGCGCTGTACGCGCTTGCATAGTTCGCGAGCCGACGCGCCGTACGTGTCGCTCGTGTTGAAGCCGTTCGGGATTGGGATGCCTGCCTGCTTCGCGTAGTCGCGGAGGGCGATCTTGGCTGCCTGACGATGAGTCACGAGCGGCGCGGATCAGTGACGAGGTACCCAGCGGCGGCGACGATGATCGTGATGAGCGCGCCCTGCACGACATCGGGAATCTCAAGCCCAGCGATGCCGGCTCCCCACACGATGATGGTGACGAGTGCGGCAGCGACGGCGGCGGCCGTAACCTTTGGCGAGATGCTAGACATTCTTTCCTCCTCTAGATGAGTTGCGACACGACAGCCGTAACGCAACCAGTAACGGCACTAATGGTAGCGATGATACCGACGAGTTGCGTCTTCGTCATATCCGACCCGCGCCGCATCGCCTCACGCTCCTCCAACTTCAGCAAGCGTGCTTCGATCCTGTCAAGGGATCGGAAGATCCGGTCGATCTCAGCATCGGACATAGCGCTACGACGTCCGGCCCAGCCATGTTGCGCTCATATACGAAGGAGTTGCAATAATCATTGATGTGGCACCACCAAAATAGAGTCTACTTGTGAGATACTGACCAGCGGTAAGTTCGGCAACGTGATTTGCTTGAACCCACAATCCCCCAATAGTTGTTGAAATACCGTATACCTCTGTTACTGCTCGTTCAACTCCATCAACATAGATCGCGCATCCCATGTTTGTCAGTGTTGACAACCAAGTACCTCGGATCTGAAGCAGCACGCTATAGATACCCGGAGTATTGATAGTGATACGCGCAGTATTGGTAGACGTACTATGCATTTCGTCCGTGTCATATGTCTCCGTGTTCCACGTAATATCCGTGTTGTTCGTATAAGAAGTGATATTCGCCGTATTGCCCACGCGAGCCGCAGGCGGCACGATAAAGTTGTTGACGTCTGTGGCGATGATGTTATGCGCCGCCGCTGTATAGACGTCGCCGGCGCTAACGGTGCCTGCAGCTGTGTAGGTCTTGGGCATGAGTCTATTCTACCTGTCCTTTATAGGCCGAAGGGCGACGAGTCAAAGATACTGTACGGATAGGCTGCCGCGACAGCCGTGCCACTAGACACCGTGCCAGCGGCGAAGACGAACGCGGCGAGGTCTGTCGACGCTAGTGTGAACGCGACAGCGTGCCTATCCGGTGCGACGTTGTGACGAATGCCAATGATCTGCACGTTACGCGAGACGCGCGTCCCGATGTTATTCGGCCGGAAGTCGACCTGAACAATGTCCGAGATCTCAAGGCCGAGCACCTTCGCCTGATCCGCGGTACCTAGTGCAGCGAGTTCCACACTGATCTGCTCGAAACGCAAGTCAGGCTCCGCATACTTCGACACAAGATAATCAGCGAGTGCTCGAGCGTCAGTCGTGCCGGCGGCGCCGGTCTGAATTAGGAGGCCGGACAGGTCGAGGGATTGGATGCCATACTCGTTCTGCGATGCCGTGTTCTCAGACGTCTGCGGGTCAAGGCCGAGGGGTGTGATCGTCACGCGATTATAGAGAAGCTCGGTTCCGTACGAGATAGAGATATCCACGTAAGGGATCGCCGTGCCCGCATCAGAGAAGACGACGGTTCCGACGCTAGCGCCACTGTTCCTGTCTTGGAACGTGACCTGATTCGCCTTCGACATGTAGAGCAGGCCCGGCTCGGAAGCCGCGACAAGCTGCAGATACTCAAGGACGTCACGGCCCTGATCCACCACGTCGGCCTGCAACGTCTGCGCGCCCGTGTCAATCGCTCGCAGCGCGACCGGCCAATCCACCTCTGTACGGCTCAGGACAGCGTTCAGGCGCGCCCCCGTGGACTGACTCGTCGCCGTATGCGTTTCCAGCTGCTGACCACCGAACAGGATGAACGCATCCACGCACGAAGCATCAGCATCGGCCAACCCTCGCACGTCATACTTCACATCCCAATCCTCAACGAGGCCCGTGAACTGGACCGCCGTCGACCCCGCCACGATCGTACTGATCTTCACGTCACGGCGCGGCTTGACATCCGGATAGTACGGAGAGGATTCGTAGAACGGATCGAACGCGCGATCCTGATTCGTGAACGTGATGCTAGCCCCACCCGCGACGAAGCGGTCAAGCTCGCGCGACAATCCTCGACTGATCGAGTACGACTTCACACGACTCGTCACGTCATAGAAGAGATCGCCACCGAGGCGGTACTCCTCATTGTCGAAGATGCTTTGCGGATTAGCACTGATCGCCGCCGGCGTACTCGTCTCCGTCCCCGACCCGAACAGAAAGAACGGGCCACCCTGACTCGACGTATCAAAACCAATCTCAACTAGGCTACTCGGCGCTGGCACTAGCCACTCCTGAGCGTCTTCGCACGATTGAAGTCCGTAGCCGCACTCGCCGTTGAAGTCTTACCCGCAGCATTCGCAAGCGTAGTAACAATCGGCCCCTGAAAGACAGCACCATTCCGCTTCTCATAACGCTTGATCGTCTCGACAATCGTGCGACCCAGCTCGTCAGGATCAGTGCCGAGGCCAGCGTTGATGACGATGTTATACGTCGGCGCTGCGCCCCCACCACCACCGCCACCGATGGCATCGCGCAGCATACTCATCGCACTATTCGACCCAAGCGGAATCACAGCTTCCGGGCCGGCCTCGCCTGCCGTGAACACTTGTCGCTTCAGGATGCCACCCATCGCCATCCGGACAGGCTCAGGATGCGCCTTATCCCACTTCCGCATGATGTCGTCAATCTCATCCTGCTCGGCCTTCGTGATCCTCCCTGTTTTTTCTCCCGGCTCCTTCTTGAGTCGGAAGTCACGCGCCGCCTTCAGGCGAGCAGCACGATCAGCTTTCCAATCAGCGTGAGCCTTACGAGCCGCATCAGCTGCAGGCGTGCCCTTGACGGGCTGCGTGAGAGGCTTACCGCTGGCAGTGACGACGTCCTGAATGTCAGTCGCGGCACCAGTCAGTGCCGACAATGCCCCAGTGAACGCATCAGCAAACGCGATGCCCAGCTCTGCGCCACGATTCGCGCCAATGATCGCATCAAGCTTCGTGGAGAAGTCTTTAGCACCAACCTCGCCACGATTGAAAGAAGCAATAAGATCATCAATGGCGCGCTGATTCGCAGACTGCGCGATAGCAACGCGATCCTCAGCGGCAGTAGCCTCAACATCCAACTCAAAATCGGCGAGGTCCTGCTTCGCCTGCGCGAGATCCTCATCGGTGGCAGCGGAATCCCTGAGTAGCGTCAGGCGCGCACGCTCGCGCGTAGTCGCTTCAGCCTTCTGCTGCGCGCGAATCTCGGCAGCACGCTTCGCATCCGGCGAGGACGTACCCGTGATAGTTGCCAGCATCCCGCCAAGCGCAGACCCGAGGCCCGCCATACCTGCCCGAGCAGCCGTCACAGCCTGACGGACAGCCTTCGTTACCTTCCCGACAAACTGATTGACATTACTTCGCTCTTCGGCCTTCGGGCCTACGAAGATAGCCTTCGCAAGAGTTTTCGCAGCGCCAGAGAAATCAATGTTAGAGAAGACGCGCTTGATGGCGTCACCAATTTCACCGCGCCGTTCGTAAAGGCGGATTGCAAACTCGTTCACGAATGATCCAGTGAAACTCAAAGCTGCCTCAAGTCCCGTGAATCGGAACACACCGACGACGACCTCACCGAGACCGCCGAACAATGCCTTAGCATTGCCGCCAATGCCGCGCTCAAAAAACGAGTCAGCAAAATCCTTACCGGCATTCCCACCGTTAGTCACAGCGAGTTCGCGCAACTCGCGGAAGCCCTTACGAACCTCAGCGCTGCCGCTCAACTCGACACGGACAACTCCCGTCGGGCCGACCATCGTCTTACTCTCAGTCCACCAATCACGCAAGGAAGCGTAACTCTTACCAGCCGCATCCTTGATCGACTCAACGATGAAGCTGACTTTTCCGATGAACGTCGGGCGCGCCGCAAACTCGCGGACGAAGTTGAGAAGCTTCTGCGATGCGGTTGTCAGGGCCGGAATGAATCTTGCAATCAGATCCGCTGCCGTGTTACGGAACGTCTCCTTCAAGATGTTCAGCTGGCCCGGCAGTGTCTTACCGGCGGCCTCGGCACTACCTCCGAACTGAGTCTCCAACTCCTTCAAGATCAGTTTCTGAGCGCCCATCACATCGCCAGACTCGACGAGTCCCTTGATCATTTCCTTCTGATCAGCGGTGAACTGGACGCCCGCCTTCGACAATGCGCCGACGCCCTTCACGGGATCGTTCAGCGCCTTACCGACAAGGATGGCGCTTGAGCTTAGATCCTTCCCCATCGCGACGCTCAGGTTCGTCATGGCGAGCGTCGCCTGATCGAAGATGTTATTTCCCTTGCCAGTCTCGTTCCGGATTTTCGTGAACGTCAGTAGGAGATTCTGGCCCGAAGCGATTGCCTCATCATCGATTCCAGTCAACTCCATCAGGCTGCTCGACATCTCAGCGATGTTTTCTGCCGTGACGTTGGCGACGCGGCCCGTTGACTTCAGTACGGCTCCGGTCTGCGCTACAACTTTCTGCGCCGCCATGAACTCGTCAATGCCGACCTTCACAGTCGCAACGAGACCGCCGAGCGCAGCTGCACCGCCAACGATTGCCGCCATCTTGCCGAACTTGCGAAGACCGCTCGTGCCCTGCGACAAGCCGCGAGTGAGGCCCGACGTGTCGACGCCGATGGGAATAATGATTGGGGCCATAAGAGTATTCTACCGGCGCAGTAGCCGGTTGATTTCGTTTTCCATATCCGCGACGCTACGATCAATTGACGCGAGGACGCGCGGCTTGTGCCGCTCAACCGTCGGCCACATCGTGCGCGAAGCTGTGCCATAACCTGCGATTCGCAGGCTACGATCAAGCTTATTGTTCGACGTTGCCCTGCCCGCCATGTCGAAGACTACGCCGGCTGCATTGTTCTGTCGAATGCTGACGAGGATCTGCTTGCCTTTCATCTGTCGAACGCTCTGCTTCTTGACGCTCGACCGTACTCCACCCTTTGCCTTACCAGCGTTCCAGTAAGGCGTGCCAGCCTTGCCACTACGGCCGGCCTCAACCTTGCCGCGTCGGGCGCTCGACTGCTTAGGCGCAACCCAGTTCGACAACGGTAATGTCGGCATTCCACTCTTGACTGCCGCGACAATAGGTTGGACATCACCCTTGAGCCGCTTCACTGCCTGACGCCTCAGAACCGGGTCCATCTTGCCAAGGGTTTTCAGAGCATCATCGAGGCCGCGGATTTTTTTGGTAGCCATGAACGTAGTCTATCCCCCGGCGTGAACGCTACGCCAACGTAAGTAGCCGCACATCGTCCATAGCATCCGCTCTGATTCCATCATCAGCACGCTCGGTGCGATGCCTGTCTCTACGGCGAGACTGGCGATGAGCCAGTGACTGGACTGCTCTCCAAAGGGACGAGCGGAGTTTCCTCCACGTTGTCGATCTCTTCGAGCGTGGCGACCCAATCCATAAAGTCGAGGCCCGTCGCACTTGTGCGGTGTTGCGCGTGCCACGCGAGCCAGACCAAATCGCGCGCGTAGATCGAGTCGCTGGCGAGCGTCGAGGATGGGCGCTCGAAGTGCTGCTCCCACGCGACGATGTCAACGAGCGCAGCCCGAACGGTGATGCTGTCCTTGCCGACCTCTTTGATTCGGAACTGTAGTTCCATGCGCCTGCCCTCCCGTGGGCGTAAGGTTTACAGCTGACTTATGCGACAGCCTTCGTGATCGTGCCCGACACGGGCCACGACACGTCCACCGTGTTGAGCTCGCCGACGGCTCCGTTGATCGGATTCCAGCCGGTCACCAGTGCAGTCATCGTGTACGAGGGGTTCGCAGTGCCGACGGCGGTGCCGTTCGGCTTGATGACGACGGTGGTGGTGCTTCCGATCAGCGGGTAGACGAGCCCCTCGATGGCGGAGTAGTCGTTGTGCATCGACAGGTTCACGGTCGTGTCGAGCAGGCCGCCGACGCGAGTCTTGCCAACCGAACCGAACGCAGTCGTCTCGACCTCCTCGGCACTCGTCTCGATCTGCACGGAGGCGACCGAGGTCGATACGTCAGTTCCACCGATACTGATGGATGCATTTGTCAGGACGAGCTTAGCCATAGGGTTTTACTCCTCCTCGGAGTGCGTAGCGGCGGGTTGTTCCTTCATCATAGCCGACGATTCTGCGCGCTTGACGATAACGCGCCCAGACTCGACAAGGATGTCCATACGTTCCACGTCGCGAGGCTTGACCTCTTCGCCGCCTGTTTTCCCAGCGACCGTGAAGCCGGGTGCTACAAAATACTTTGCCATTACAAATCTCCTTACGTGTAGACGAGGACGCGGAAATCCACGCTGAGATACAACGTGTCGTTACCATCGACGGTTCCGATTCCGTTCGCTGATTCCACGATGCACGTATCGCAAACTCCACCGAGCGTACGGTCAGCCTCGATGGCTGCGCGGATGCTTCCGTCACCGTAGGATAGGAACGTGTCGAGCTTGTCTTCGGCGGAACGCTCGGAAGCGCGACCGACGACGACCGTGAGGTCATACGTCTGCAAGATTGATCCGCTTCCCATCGCTCCGTGATACGTCACGCTCTGCAGGGATGGGAACGCGAAGGGTGCGTTCAGGTTATCGGGTTGACGATCATAGGTTCTGAGGCCCGTGATGGTACCGACTGCAGCTGCGAGGGCGGTCTTGACCTGACCAACGGTAGCCGTCACCGGAACAGCCGCATCTTCTTATACGGATCAACGAGCATCTGCACATCAGCGTCAAGGAAACGCGATACGCGGACTACTCCGAAGTCGCCGAAGCCGGCGACGCCGAGGGGACTGTCATACCTCTTGAAGTGTCGCGCAGCTTGCAGGATGGTGGCCTGCTCGATGGCATCCGGGACGGCGGGCCAACCATAAACGCCCGTGACTTTCACGAGTGCCTGCTCACCGAGTGCCGCACTCAGCACCGGGAAAGCATAATCACCGACGGCTCGGATGCGGCTGTAAGGGAAGATGATGCCGTCAAGGACACCGTTCAGCGGCTCCAGCTGATAATCCGTAATGGCGAACGTGACGTCGAACACTCCGTCCGCTTGCGTACTTGTCTGGATCGTGATTGCCGTGCCTGCGAGATCATCGACGGGGCAGTAGAGCGGATCGGGCGCTGTGAAAAGGCGCGCGACGGTGCCGGACTGATAAAAGTTGCGGGCCGTGTAACCATCGATCAGGCGCGATGCCGCTTCGATGCTGCCCTCGATCAGGGTGTCATCGGTGGAGTCGGTGATCCGCAGCGCGGCCTTCACTTGTGCGAGCGTGCAGTATCCATTCGTGATCGCCATAGGTACAGTCTACAGCGTCGTCGACAGGTTCTCGCCGTGGAACCTGTAGAGCCAAGTGACCTCGGGAATACACGCGAAGCTGGCACCCGCATCGAGGGCGCGTAGCCAGAAATCCCAATCCTCGAAGCCATGCTGCGCGTCGGCTCGCCAGCCCAGCTCGGCGCACAACTCGGAGCGGATAAGTGTGGTGGCCGGTATGTAGTTGCCTTGACGCAAGCGTTCCGCGTCGAATGGCGCATTCGGGTTCCACGCGCCGCGGCCTTCCACTTCACAATACGTGTAGATGATGTCAGCGTCGAGCCGCGTCACGAGCGTTTCAAGATGATGAGGCAGCATGATGTCATCATCAGCGATCTGTGCTACCCATTCGGCGCCGGCGTCAACGGCTGCGCGGGCGAGAGTGTTCAGGCACGCCGCCGGGCCTCTCCGCTCGTGATCAATGTGAATCAAGTGCGCTACAGGCTTGAGCGTTTGCTCGGAAACACTGTTCACGCACTCAGCGCGCAGCTCGGAACGCTCCGGCAGGCTAGGCGTCACGACGACTATTCGGGCAGCAGATCCCACACGACCTCCGCAGGTTCGACGCCAACGAGTAGCGCGCGGCCAGCCGTATCATCACCCGTATTGGAATAGCGCTTGACGTGCTCAATGAATGCGCCACGGACAGCCCAAATCGGTACTTCTGATTCTTGCAACCTGCAGCACAGGTGATAGTCGGATTGTGTTCCGTTGCCGACATCAACGATTCCGAACGGGAACCTAGTCCACAAGTCGCGGCTCATGAACGTAAGACAATGCCCGGCGAACCACGAACGAATCAGCGGCTCTGGGCACGCCTCGAGGTCTGCCTTCGTGATGAAGGAGTAACAATCCATTGTCGCCTCGTGTTGAACCTTCAGCGGATGCGTGCTTAGGTTCACGCGATAATCCTGCTCACTGAGGTTGCAGTACCCCGTGTAGACAGCGCCCGGCTCGTGCGCGTCGAGTATTAGATTGAGCGCAGCTTGGTCGGGCCGAGCATCATCCGAGATGATTCCGATGAGGTCGTGCTCGGATTCGGCAACGATGCCGGCGATGACGTCAACGAGTTGGCGCTCGGTGTAGTTCTTCGCCCAGACCTTATCGATCTTGAGCGCTGAGATAGCGTCGACACATTCTGTGATGCGTCGCGGGTTCATCACGATCAGTAGTGGCTTAGGCAATGATGGCCCACCGCTTACGCATATTTTCGCGCTGCCCCAATAATCTGCCCCAGCGTTCCCAGACGTCAGCGCCTAGCATCGTCGCATGATAAGCAGCTGGCAGCGAATCGTCGCGGTGCTGATTCGACCCGAGCAGGCGGGCGGGCGCGCCTGCGACCTTGGCGAACGGCATGACATCCTTGACGACGCTTGAGTTGAATCCGACCATCGCGCGTTCGCCGATGATAGTCCATGGATGAGTTACGACGCCCTGCCCGAACGTCGCTTCCTCATCGATGATTGTGAATCCTCCGAGGATGCTGAAACTACCGAGCGTCGCCCCATCACCAATCTGCGAGTCGTGGGCGATATGCGCGCCAGCCATCAGCAGCACATCTTCGCCGATCATTGTTTCGCAGGTGAGGCCTTGATGGACTTGTACGAATTCTCGAATACATGCACGATTTTTGATACGCACTCCGACGGATCGGTCGGGAGAGTTGAGGCTGCACGGATACGATCCGCGATGCTGTGCTGGCGCGCCGATGACCGCGTGCGCGCCAATGTAGACGTCATCGCCGATGCAGAGTGGTCCGGTGAGAACTGCGTACGGCTCGATCTTGACATTGTTGCCGATCTTGACATCTCCACGAATCTTTACGGTCGCGTCAATCATGCTGCTGAAATCTCCTGTAGGGTTGCCGTCACTCGGTGCTCTAGGTTCATATCGTGATCGCCGCTTGTGATGCGTCGCGACATATCCTTGAGACTAAGCTGCAGCGGCGTCTGATCGGAAGTGGTAACGAGTTGATTCCACTCGCCGGAGTCACAAGTTCCGGTGACGCGCAACCATCGGCGCGGCTCTGTCGCGTCCGTACGCGCTTTCAGTATCGCTGCTGCATCATCCGTTTCAAGATGGACGAACAGGTGGTGGTCGCCGGCGTCGACGCTGGCAACGCGCCAAGCTTGTGGACTGAGCGCGTGCAGTAGCGCGATGTCGTGAACCATCACGTCGGAAAGGATTGAAGCGGTTGATCGCGTCCCGACCGCGAACCGTTCCGCCTCCACGCTCATGATGTTGCCGCGCTTGTCAGAGGCGTCGAGCATCCGCTGGAAGGGTGCAGCGTGCCGCATCGTGTAATCAATCACTGCGACGCGGCGCTTCCTGCGCGCGAGCGCATCAATGCTTTCCAGATCCGCTATACGCATCACGCCCGGCTTGGCCATCATGACGTTCGCGTGGCGGGAAAGAGCCATCAGCGCGGCCTCATACTGCGTTCCGATTGGCGAAGCGATCACGACCAGATCGGGCGGCACAAAATCTAGAGCATCCTGAAGGGTGCGGAACGTATACAGGTTGGCGGAGCGTGCAGCTTCGCGCCGACTAGCGGATGGGTCATGCACTCCGGCGACGAAGTATGCTGGATCGGCGAGCAGGTTGCGCGTCAACACTTCGCCCCAATAACCGTAGCCCGAGACGATGGTGCGGATTACGCCCACGAGTTCGCTAGCCTGATCTTGAGATCCCAGTCAGCATCAACGGGTACGCCATCCTCGCTGACGCCTTCCCACCGATCCCTGAAGATCGCGTTATTTGCGCGATGCGTGCGCTTATTGCCTTGCAGGTAATGTTCTGACGAGTTGATCGTGCTGGAGTTCTCGTGCTGAACGTGCGCGCCAGACGAGCGGAACTCAATACCCCGGTTGATTGCGCGGGCCTGCCAATCAACATCCTCCATGTAGGCAGGGTAGAATCGTTCGCAGAATAAACCGACACGGCTGATCGCTTCTGCGCTGATCCAAGTGCAGCACCACGGCGGAACGCCTGCCTGCACAACTTCCGCGCCTTCCGTGTCGGCACTGAAAGCTTCGTAAGCACCATCCGTGAACCACGCATCAGAGTTGAGTAGCAACCAGCCGTTCGCGTGCGCGGTTGCCTTGATTCCAAGATTCCAACTCGTCGCGACACCGAGGTTGGAAGGCATCGGCCAAACGTATACGCGCCCTACATTCTGGATTGCGCCATTTGCTGACCAAGCCCTGACGTCATCATCCGATAGTTTCCCACCATTGTCGATAACGATCAACGTGTCAACGCTGCCGAGGCTGCGCACGGCGCGCTCAAGTAGGTCGTAGCGGTTCAGCACCGGGATGATGACCGTTTCGATCATGGCTGCCACGCCGCCAGCTGCTCAAGCGCCGGACGCCAATACTTCGCATACACAAGATCGGCGTCATAGTCAGCAGCGAACGCCACTGCCTTTTGGCTTGTGCCGCGCTGGGCCGCGTACGCATTTTCCAGCGAGTCCACGATGCGTGGAATCATCGGAGTCGCGAACCACGCTTCCTGAAAAGGATCCCACAACGGCTGTACCTCGACTGCCCACCCATCACCGACGAGTTCTGTCTGGGCTGTCCAATCACTGACGATCACGCGGGTTCCGCACGCCTGCGCCTCGATCACGGGAACGCCGAAGCCCTCACCTGCTGATACAGCAAGCAGCACATCCGCGGCGGTGTACAGCGCGGCGAGCGCCTGCTGGGGAAGGTTCATCTTGTAGAGGTACTGATCAACGAAGCGCACCTGATCCGGCGCGATGCCACAAGCTTTGATCAGTGCTGGCAAATCAACGCCCGTTGAGATTGCGGATAGTTCCGTATGCAGATACAGCACCGCATCAGGATGATTCTTCGCGAAGATGCCGAACGCCAGCAGGTTCTCGCCGAAGCATTTACGAACCGGGGTGCGGCCCTTATTGGCTGAGTTCATCATCACGACGAAACGATCCTCGTCAACGCCGATCAGTTCGCGGCCTGTGACGGAACGGCCTTCAGCGTCGGCGAATGATGGCGTCGGTCGGAACACGGGTTCGACTGCGTGCGGAATGTAAATCGATTCGACGCCGCCGTCTGCAAACATCCGCTCGGCGAAGCGACTCATCGCCAACGCCTTGACGTTCGGACGGCTCACCCACGCGGCAACCTTCGGCGGTGCAGGCTGATGGTCGACGGGTGCCCACGCCGCAATCTTCGGGATGTCGCGGATGCCGGGATTCTCAAGCGCCCACACATCGAACAGGACGACGACGAGGCTCGGCAGGTCACTGCCATGCGCCCAATGCTGAGAGTGGGCCTTGAGGATGTCATCGGAATACCCGCTCGATCCAGTCGGGTACAGCTTCACGCCGCCCATCCAAGAAGTCTCCGCACCCTGCAACCCGTAGTTACACGCGATGGCGACCTCGTGCGTATCAGCAGCCATCCGCGACACAACCTGCGCAGTCTGCACGCCGTAGCCCGTAGGGGCGAACGGCGCATTCGAGCTGAAGAGGATACGCTGCCTCGTCACACTCGGCGGCTCAGAACCCGCCTCGGGCGGAGAGCCGCCGCCTTTCGCAAGCTTGCGGCGAGTTGCCCTGTTCGTCATGATCCCTCCCGATCAACGTAGTGGCTACCCGGCATCACCGCCGGGTAGCCACCGATTGTACCTACCGGTTAGGACGCGCCACCGATGAAGTGATTGACGTGCGTCGCCTGCGGCAGGTTGCCGTCGAGGCGGTAGATCACGCGCAGCGTAACGAGATCAGTGGAGAACGCGAAGTCGTCCGACCGATCCACGCGGATGCCGCCTACCGTGCGCACGTAGTACGACGGCAGGTGTCCGAAGAGGACAGACTTGGCAGCCGTTCCAGCGTCCGCGATGGCGGGATTCTCGTACAGCGGGTACCCGAGGAGGGTATCCGGAGTGCCGACGGCGAGCGACGGCTGGAAGACGTACTGACCAGCCGTGTCCTTCAGCTTGCGAGTCTTGCCGATCGAAGCGCCGTTCATCATGAAGCCTGCGCCCGGAAGCATCCGAGCCGCACCGTCCACGCTGTAGACGAGATCGATCAGGTTGTCGGCGGTGAACAGGCCACTCGTGGCCGTCGCGCCGGTGATGCCCAGCGTCGACGCGCCGACGATGCCCTGCGGCTCGACGGTACCCGTGCCGACCGTCAGCTTCGAGTTCACGTTGAACCCGATGCCCTGACCGACCTGATCGGCAAGGAAGCCGAGGATGTCGACGCCAGAATCCTCGATCATCTCACGCGAGACCTGCGTGATGTACGAGAACTTGAAGGCACTCATCGTGATGAACGCGGAGAATGCCGGATCGGACTCACCGATGGTTCCGGCCTGACTTGCGACCGTCGCACCGCTGTACGTGTTGATTCGCGGAATCTGAAGATTCTCGCCGCCAGCCGTCTCGATGATGGTCGAGGTGGCAAGCATCGGGCCGACGAGTCGGGCCTTGAGGATGATCTGATCGTAGAAGCTCGTAGGAACGGGAGCCCCTGTGCTTGACGTGAGGACGTCGCGCTTCTCGAAGTTGGCGCTGCGGATCTCGCCACGGGTGAGGGCACGCACCATCTCGGTGTCGTCGGCCTCGGAAGCCGGAGCGACCTCGTCGGTGCGGACGTTGGCGGCCACGGCGTCAAGGCGCTGCGCGCGCTCTTCGTCCTTCGTCATCTGCTCGATGACGCGGGCGCGGTTGTCCATGTCCTCGGAGATGCGATCATAAATCACGTTCTCCTCGGCGGTCAGGTCGCGCGACTCAGCCGCAGCTGCGTCGAGCAGGTTCTTCGCCTCTTCCCACGCGGATGCGCGGAGATCGGTCTGTCGCTTGAGATACTCGTTCATGAGTGTCTGATCCTTTCAAGAATCAAGGGTTGGCCTAACGGATTCCGGCGCGGCTCCGCACCCGGCACGCCTGACGCGGCTCCGCAGATCAGACAACCCAAATAGTATCAGGCCAGAAGTGTGATTAGACGCGCGCGAAGAGGAGATCAAGCTGCTTACGCTTCATCTCAAGCGACGCCTTCGCATCCGACCCGATGGTCGTATCGGCACGCAACTTCTGCACGACACTCTCAATCAGCATTGCGGCCTCATCATCAAGCATCTCGCCGGCCTCAAGTTTCGTGATCGCCGCATCCAACAGGGACGCATCCGCGCCCGTCGCTGCCGCAAGATTCTCAAGGCTCCTGACGCCCGCACTCGTCGCCGCGTATGCGGGGAATGCCGTGACGATGGACACTTCATGCAACCGCACTTCGCGAAGCTCGCGCGTCGCACCATCCGGCGACCACGCATCGCCGCCCTTCGGCACACTGAAACCGAACGACATCGAATCAACATCACCGCGGCGCATCAGGATGGCCAGATCCTTACCATCCGTCGTCGGCGGCAGGTCAGCCTCGACCCGTAGCCCGTGACTATCCTCCGACAACCGCAGCGTCCCGGCGCGCTTCGACGCGAGCACTCTCGTCGTATCATGGTTCACGAACATCTTGATCTCATTCCGCGAGCTGAGACTCGTCGCGAATGCGCCCGGACGGATCTGCTCGATGAATGGCAACGGCTCCGACGGCGAGTCGAACACGGCGGCGTAACCGGCGAAACGCATCCCCTCGGTGGCAACGTCTTCGCGAATCTCGAACTCGTTGACGGTGATGCGGCGCGTTTCGACGGTGCTGTTCATATGCTCAATCGTAGCACCGGCCCGTTCAGACACGACAATCACGCTACGCTCCTCCTCGCGAATCTGCTCCGCCTTACGCGCATACCATTCGATGGCGGCCTGCGGCGCAAGCGGGTTGATGCCCCACAGGTAGAACGCAACCGCCCCGGCACCGGGGAACCCATCCGCATCAGGGTCACGATTATCTTCCGCATCAAGGTCAACTAGGTGGCGCGCGGCCCACGCGCTCGCGCGGATCACCTTGTCTTCCGACACTTGCCCATCAGCCAACAATCGAGCCTCACGGATTGTGCGGGCGACTACGCCATCCCCGGCCAAGCCATCAGCGTAGTATTCCAATCCTCGCGCTGCAGCATCGCGGATATACTCTGGCAGCTCGAGGTTGACCTGTCGCTCGTCATCCGTGTCATCTTCGGTATCTTCCTGATCATTATCATCTACCTCATCGGCGCGCCATGCGTTGCAGTAGTAGCCGCCATCGACGTAATCATCCCAGCGTTCGCACCATGCCTTGTCGCCTTCGACGTTGGACTCGTCGTAGAAATAACAATTCCCACAGGCGCGGCCTTCCGGGACGTTGTCAGCCAATGCGGGCCGATAGTTATCAGGTAGTGCGCGCTCGCCGCCCGGCTCCAATCCTTCTTTCAGGCTGATCGCGACCATCTGGTCAATCGCCTCCTGCTTCGTCGCGTGACAATGAATCGTGATTGGTTCACCACCCTCGTCAAGCTTCACGGTCGCCCACCCAGAACAGTCCGGCTCCGTATCAGAAATAAAATAAGGCAACCTAATCCTGCTTCTGAATCATGACGCTCACGACGTGCGAGTTACTCGCGATGCCATAGAGCGACTCTCCCGGATTGAGCGTGATCTGTCGCTCTTCTTTACCATCGAGGTGAATACCGTTCGACGTGGTGACATCGCTGCCACCGAGGAAAACCTGCTGGGCCGAATCATCGTTATGCACGGTCACTCTCTGACCAGAATCATCCGCTGCAGCCAATAGCACTCTCGCGGTGCCGACTGTGATTTGCGCGGTGGAGATGGTCACGATGCCACCGGGTAGGCTGCCTGCGGATCTTCCGGTTCGACCTGCGCGATGTTCTGCAGCTGCACGGACGGGAGGCCAGTGTGCGGCAACTCGTCAAGGCCCAGTGACTGCAGCGTCGCCGCCGGGTCGAAGCCCGCCTGCACAAGCTTGACGGCAATCGCAGACTTGATCTCCATCTCTTTCAGGTTCGCAGCGGCCAGATCAACATTCGCGAGCGGCACGCGGTAGACGTCGCCGCCTTCCGTGGGGGCCATGTCCTCAAGGCGATGGATGTCGTTGATGGAGAGGAAGCCGGACTGGATGCCGGTCGAGAAGCTGGCGTAGCGTGACTGTTGATCGCCGCGTAGCAGGCCATCGACGTTGATCTTGAGGTAGCCATCACCGGTGATGAGGGCACTGTAGGCATCCTCAATTTTGACGATGTAAGGCCGGAGACAATACGTGACGAAGTGGATGCCGTTCATTTCGACGCTGGCGTAGGACATCGCTCCGGGGGTCGTCACGCCGAGCAGGGCGGGCGGGCATCGGAACGCACGCGCAATCTCTTCCGTGCTGTATTGACGCGACTCAAGCATCTGCGCTTCGTTCGGCGCAGCGGATGTCTGACTATATTTTGCGCCACCGAAAAGAACGCCGGGCCGGTGCGACCTGCGGACAGAACGATGCTGCTCCTCGAAGGAATCAGCGAGGTCTTTCGCCTGCTCACGGGTGAGCGATCCGGGGAACTCGATGATGCCGCCGAGGGTGCTGCCCTGACCGAAAAAGAGTTGCGCGAAAGTGTCGAGCGGCTCCGTCCGCGCAACTCTCCCGGCAAGAGCAGCTCGGTCAGGTGCATCATCTCATCATTCGGAATGATGACGCGGCCCTGATCAACGTGATACTCGGGTCGGAGTGTGACGCGGTTGCGTTTCACTTCGACGAGACGCGGGTTCAGCACGACGAGACCGGCAATGCCTTGATCATCACGAAGGATACGAATGAAGGCGTTGCCGTTCATCAGTAGGCTGATCAGTACCTGCGAGAAGTGCGTTGTCCGTGAGATGCCAACCTCGGGCGAGTCGAGCCAGACAGGGCGCGGGTACGCGACGCGCTGATCATCGACGCGACGGAACGTATCCATCGGCAGCGTCGAAATAGAATCAGCGATCAGGCGGACACAAGCGTAAACGGTGCCCAGCTTCAGCGCCTCATCTTGGTTCATGGAGACACCGGCAGGCGTGGTCAGGCTCAGGCTATCCCCAGACGCGAAAAGGGTCTGGAAGGAAATGGAACGCTCCTCAACTTCGCGCCTGAAAAGTCCACCTAACATCAGATCAGTTCCTCTCAAGGGCTACGGCGAATGCGATCATGAACACTCCAACTAGGATGATTCCTGCCGGTGCGAAGATCAGCCCTAAACCCGCCGAGACAATAACCGCACCTAACACCTGTAGACATATGATAGCCGCCCTAAAACGCATAGAATCCCGGAGCACTCTCCACCTCCTGTTTACGAGTCGCACGATCAACCGCCATCGCCAGCGCGATGGCTGCATCTATCTTACGTTTGCTCTTACCCTTCGACAAGCGCCAACCCGCATCCGTTGATCGCGGAGTGGCACTGAGCACCTGATCCGTGAACACTGGATTATCCTCGTGAGCGATCAAGCCGTTGACGATCATCTCGTAGAGGTGGCCGCACGCCGGAACCATTCGCGAGCTGCTCTGCGGAAACTCGACCATCGGCAAGCCATCATCCGCCAAGATCTCAGCGGAGCGCTGCATGTAGGCAGGATCGTACGCCACCTCGATCAGGTTGTATTGCACAGCAATCTTACGGAGGTATTGCTCCACCGCCTGCACATCCACGGCGTTACCATCCTGAAGCCAAATCTGGGCGCGGACAACGGCGCGATCGCCTTGCGTCTGCACTAGCACGACGGCGATGGAGTCATGCTTCAGGGCCATGTCAATCCCGACGAACGTCGGCGCATCATCGACGAGCTGCAGCGTCGAATCCGTACAAGCTTGCCAAGCGCCCGAAGGCAGCCACGATTCCTGCGAACGTACCCACTGATTGAGCCGGTAACGGCGGAACGCCACCTCGGCAGTCTGGCGGGCGGCGACAGCGAAATCCTCTGCACTGATCAAGCCGAGCGGAAGGTTCGGATTGGCAGCTGCCCACGCCGCCTCATCATTTACATCACAAGCCTCGGGCGCTTCCCACCAGAAGAATCCGAACGCCTCATCCTCAATCTCGCCCTCCGCGACGCGCTTGCCATATTGGTAGAGGCGTCCGCAGATACTCTCCAAATCATAGCCGGCCGTCGTAATCGCCACGACCATCGGATCGCGACGCGCGCCCGACCCGAGCGTCAACGCATCCCACAAATCCTCGTGGACAACGTGCAGCTCATCACAGACAACGGTGGAAGGGTTCAAGCCCTGCACAAGTTTCGAGTCGGCAGCCAACACACGATAGATAGCGCCGGTTTCTGGTACCTCAATCGCATCCCGGTAGACGCGACAAGTTTTACTCAACGCATCAGACTCAAGGACTTGGCGACGAGCCTCACCGAACACGATGCGAGCCTGCTGCCTGTCGCCTGCAGCCGAATACACTTCAGCGCCCGGTTCGCCCTCCACAAGGCCATACAAGCCAATCAGCGAACCGAGCAAAGACTTGCCAGCTTTCCGCGACAACCCAATCAGCGTTCGCTTGTACCGATACAAGCCATCATCACGCCGCTCATAAATACTGTCCAACAAATCCGCCTGCCAATCAGTGACATGTAGCGGATGCCCAGCCTGCACGCCCTTACTGATCGTCAGGAACGTGCTGCCGAACAATGCGACCGCGGCACCCTCACTCCTCGGATACAACTTCGGCGTCGAGTATTTTGGCCTTGCGCTTGCGATAGTCATCTAGCTTCGTTTCGTATTTGACTTCGGCCAGCCCTAGCCTCGCACGATCCGTAGGCGTAAAGCCCAGCATAGACAAGCCGGTCATGATTTGCGAATCCAACTGACGCAGCCCATTACGCTCACGCCAATCCCCCTCCGTCATCACACGGTAACGCAACAGCTGTCGCTCATCAATCTGCTCGCACAACATCTGGACCAACTCGATATCAGTCTGCGGCGCGATCCACGTCAAGCCGCCCGACCACAACCGATCCCAAAAATCCCTGCCCGGCGTGCCGAGATTCCGGAGCGGCTCCGGAACACTCATCGCGCGCGCCAACGTCGTCGTCGGCTCCGGAAGGGCGCGCTTCCCCGGATTGCCCAATCTTTTCTTCTGCTCCAGCGGCTTCGGTTTGCGTCCAGCGACAGCCATGATCAGTCAGATTCCCGCGCTGCAGAAAAGGTGCGCATTTCGCGGCGGTGTGAAAAGAGC